GGGTGATTCACTTCGTCCATATCCAGCCGCCGCAAGATCGAATGCCGCTGCCCTTCAGCGTTGGTTGACGCATAGGCAATGTGGGAGTTGGGATGATCTCTCTGCGGTGCAGGCTCGATGTCCAGCGTGGCATCTGGCAGCCCGGTCAGACATTCATACACATTCCCGCAGAGTGAAAACACCAGCCGCTTAGATCCCTGATCCGACTGCGCAGCAAGGTCTCGCGCCCGGTTCAGGGAGGAGACTTCATCTTGCGCTGCGCTGGTCGAAGTAGGGGGCATTTACGCTTGGGCCGTCTTTGTGGGGGTTTCCGTCTTTTTGGGAGTTTTGTTGGAGGCCTTCTTTGTGGCGGCCTTCTTTGCAGCAGCTTTTCCTGCCGGTGCGGTGGTTTCAGTGATCTCCGCCTGCGGAATGATCGCACGAGCCTCGTCCTCCGTGGCAAACGGGCGAACAAGGGAGATGTCGCTCTCCCACAGATCACCCTGGCCACGGTACAACACATCAGTGCTGCGCAGATCGACGACCACAAAGCCGTCATTCAAGGGCTCGACGTCGTAGTCCTTGGAGGAGGAAACAAGGTCTCCTGCGGGTTTTGTCGATTCATTCGGCACCAGCGGTGGCACAGGTACAAGAGGCGGCACCTCTTCCGGCAACGCGTCAGGAATCTCCACTTCGACCAGTTTGACAAAGGGCTGCATGCCGTACAGCGCCCCGTTTTGCAGGACAGTCGGGGCGATGACGTTGAACTCAGCCAGCGGCAGAGGGCGTCCAAACCAAGCCAGCAAATTTTCGTGGGCTGGACAACGGGTGAATTTCCCGACGCGCGAGATAGACTTGGAAACGTTCGGGAGATAGAGAATACCCTGGATTTGGAGCATAAAAAGAAGAGGTTGAAGTGAAAAAGAAGGCAGTGGGCGGTCCTTTGCAGGACCGCCCGCCACCGGTTGTTTAGGCATCAATGATGCCCGGGTAGTGAATGGCGTGTTTGATCACCGCCACCGCAGGCTTGTTGCCGACACGGTCTTCGCACAGGCATTGGCCGAAGACGGACTCAATGTAGCGCTCCTGGATGAAGCCGCCTTCCTTCGAGTCTTCGACCCGGTTGTTGCGCACCGAGCCATAGCCACGGTAAGCAGCCTGTTTGTACAAGAACAGCGTGGCACCCAGAGGCACCCCGGCATTGTTGCACAGACAGACCAGCGAGCCCGCCTCATGAACGGCGGTGTGTTTGGTGCTGTCAAAAGCGACGGCTCCAACAGTCGTGTAACGGATGCCAGAAGCGGCACTGCCAAGGCGGGCGCTCACCGTGAGTTTGTTGCCATCGTTGGCAGAAATCTCATAGATGCACCATTTCCCCGGATCAGTGGCCGCGTTCGGCAGGTTGGTCACACGCACGTAGAACACGTTGGCGGTGGCACCGTCCTGACCCAGCGCACGCAGATCCCAGCACACCTCGGAAGTCGAGCTCAGCACATCGGCAGGGCTCCACGGGTAGGCATATTTGGGGAAGTACTTCATGTACTTCTTTTTCGTCTTGGCCGCCGAGGTCGCGTTGCCGCCACCCTTGATGTCAAAGGTGGTCGTGCCAGCGGCGATCGCCACACCGAGCAGCGCCTGCGGATTGAGAGGTGAACCCACCGCCCCCTCCTTGTCGCCACGTTTGGGGGTGTATTCCTTGATCATGTGGCCGTCCACATTCACCACACCACCCTTGAAGAGCAGATTCGTGGCTCCGCGATCAAACCCGTTTTGCAGGTTCAGGCGGTACACCGGATCTTGCTTGAGGCCAAAGGTGGCATTGTTGGTGGCCACAACACACGAGCCCCAGATGGGGTTGTTGTTTGCATCCTTGCCAATGCGCGCCGGAGTGCCGCCGAGGGGCTGCAAAATGGCACCGCCTTTGGTGATCTCATCATAGGACAGAGTGTCGCCCATGGTCACACCATCCTCACCCAAACCGCCCGCGTAGAAGTGGTTGGTGGAGTTGGTGCGGTGCAGGAACGTCATCTGCAGGCTGTGAGACTTCTTGCCGCCCAGCCAGGAGCCGAGCAGCTTGGGAATCTTGGAGACGAGTTCCTGCTTGATGCCCATGATTTCCATGCCGCGCTTCTTCCAGCGCGTGCCGTGGCGCCACCAGTCGACGGCGAGCTCATATTCACCGAGCAGCATTTCCTCGTAGGAGTCTTCGTCCTCAAAGGTTTCGTCGCCCATCTTTCCTTCATCACCAAACTCGCTGGTGACTTGGAATTTGATTGTCGCGCCGGCATTGGCTGCCGTGTCCGTTTTGGTCTGAATGACGGAATCGCTTCCGCCTTCGAGTGCCATGAAGGGGTCTTCGGCCTCTTCATAGAGAGAGATTGCGCGGTCCCAGAGAACGCGCGGATTGACCTGTGCAGACAGAGCTGCACCGTCGTTAGGTCCGTTGAGATTGTAGGTGGCCATGATCGTTGGATGATGGCGGTTGGCCTATGCCGGACCCGTGCAAAGCATTTACCCCATTCCCTCCACGAGCTCTTCAAGCTGGTGGATGGAACGGATGCTCATCGGGTCAAACGCAGGTGCCGCCAGGGTTGTGGTGCCAGTAGGGCTGGAGAGAAGGGCGGACACGGGAGGACGTTGTGGGACGATGGCGGGCTGGGGCGGGGACGCTGGATTCAAAACAGCAGCAGGCGCTTGCGCTACAATGGGTGCTACCCCAAGAGCGGCGGCGGCCTGCTGATAAAAGAACAAGGGAGACGTGGGCGATTGATAGATTGCCTGCTGCGCAGGGTCTTGGCTGGCCCCGTACAATTCCTGCAACTCTGCCGCCTTGATGGCGAGCGCAGACTGAGGATTGGCAGCATCAGGATAAATCGCTGCGCCCTGCTTGACAGAGGCTTCCCATTGCTGGGCAAACTGCTGCCCGGCCTCATCCTGCTGACGGATCTGGACTTCCTGCTGGCGCAGTTCGATCAAGGTTTGCTGCCGGTTGAGATCGTTGATCTCGCGCAGAGCTTTTGCCTCGGCTTCTTCATCCAGCTGCATGCGGGCCTCTTGGTAAGCCTGATAAGCTGCTTCAAGCTTCCCGCTGATTTCAGTAGGTACGGCAGCAACCGTCGCCACCGAAGTGGCGGGTGTCTGCGCAGCTTCTCCCGGCACAGTCGTGGCTGGCGCAGGTGCCACTGCACCAAGCCCAAGCAGCTCTCTGGCCATCTCCTCGGCTTTTCCCAGACTCAGCGGGGTGTTGTTGAGTTCCGCCTGCTTTTTCAAGCGCAGGGCGTGGAACGTCACGTCATCCGAGATGGGCACCTTGTAGTGGCGTGGCCGTGAGCCTGGCACTACCAGACCGTCACCATCATCATCGCCGCCTTCTACTTTCGCAGGAGCGGGAGCAGGAGCAGTCGCAACGGGAGTCTGAACAGCAGCAGCCGGGGCTGGAGCATTGGCGGGAGCGCCGCCAGTATCCAAAGGGGAGCCATCGTCATCCAGCAGTTCAATCGCTCGATTGAGGTCTTGTTCTGTTTTGATTTCGTCCCCGCCCCAACCAGTCACCGGCCGCGTCTCCAATGTCGCGGTGGTATTTGAGTTGTTTGAGGGGGTAGTGTCAGCCGCCGGAGTGGCGGATGCCGCTGGGGTAGCAGGGGACGCAGGCGTGGACACCGTGGCCGCTGGCTGGGATATTGTCTGGGTAGAAACCTCAGTCATAAGCCGGAGTGTAGGCATACGACTTCAAAAAAGGCAAGCGGGTTTTGTCGCCTCACCGAAACCCGCCGGTCCCGCGCTTTGCCTTCTGCGCCGCCAGTCTTTGCTTCTCACGGTAGCCTGGCTCCGCATGCAGTTGGGTTGGCAGATGATACAGTGTGGCTCCGTCTTTCGTCGCCATTGCGATGCACAGGGCCAGCACCCAGTCGTCATGTTTCCCAGGTGCTGCCTCTTCCCTGCCATCTTCTCTGCGAATGAAACTTTCGAGTTCGGCCAGAATGTGTAAAGCCGGGCAGTCGATGCCTGAGCCGTCCACATCCCATTCCCGCAGCGCGGCCGCCAGCTGCTCGATGCACCAGCCGCGCTGCATCTCGCCGTCCGTTCCACGGGTCAAAAAGCCGTACTTGCCAGTCGGGCGCTGGTCATTCTTTTCGGTTGCGCTGCGCTCCCTCTCGTAAATGTGCGCTCCGAGGTCGCGCAGGCAGCGGATGAATCCCTTGTCATAGTTCACCTCCGGCACGATCAGGCACCCGCCGTACATCCGCGCCAGTCGCCACACCATGTCTGCAAACGGTATCTGGTCGATCCGGCAGTTGGGCTTCACAGTGGCCACCACCTTCGGCTTGATCCATCGTCCCGTCTGAGCCGAGACAAATCCCAGTCTCAGCACCAAGGCCGTCTGGCAGTCTCGATCCCCCCCGTCAGTGATCTCTTCGCCGCCGGCAAGGTCCGCCGCCAGCACATACCGATACCCCGCCTTTGGCTGTTCATAGACAAAGTAGGTCGCCTCTTCGTCCGTCTGCACCATGCGCTGAACGTAGTTCTTTCGGTCACCGCTGGGGTTCTCCAGAATGATGCGCCGTTTGGTTTCCTGCGTGGCCTCGGCCTGCTCTCTCAGCTTGCGCAGTCCGATGCGGTTGAACCGTCCCGGCAGAGTGGACTTAAACCCGGCCTCGGGTGTAGGAGGGTATTCGCGGTCACGATTGTCCGGGTCGCGCTGACATTCATTGATCAGCACGTCCCGCCAGTACTTGATTTGGTCCGCCTTGAGGCCAAACCGCCGGATCATCTCTTGTTCGGCGCTGCGCTCCTCATCCGATATGGCGCCGATCCCGGCCATGATGTCAGCCTCTTCCTGCACATCGCGGCACTCGATGCGCGAGTCATCGAAGGCAAACCACGGGGCAAAGATCTTGATCCAGCCGTTCCCGCGCTTCCCGCGCTTGAACTCCTCGAAGCTCACCGCCCCCGGGATGTTCTTGTCCTTGTCTCCGACCCACTTGTGGTAAAACTCCCCGAAGCCGCCCTTCACGGTTGTCTCCATGATCACCAGCGTGCCGGGCAGTTTTGGCACGCAGTTTTGCACACCGTTGAGCACCTTCGCAGCATTGGCGATGCCATGCTCCGCCCAGCGTGCCACCTCGGTGCAAAGCACCACTTGGTACGTGCCGGAGCGTCCAGCCTCGGGATCTCCCGCCGTCTCCCACTGCCATTGGGAACCATTGCCCAGCTTGGCCGTCTCAGAGTTCACCACGATGTCATGACCCCAGTCAAAATTGTCACGCGCTGCGTAATGGCTGAAGATGCCCCACAGGTTCTCCACCTGCGAATACTGCCCGCCCATCAGCAGGCAGTTGCTCCGCCGCCGGCGGCTCCACCAGTATGCCAGCGCCATGGTCCCAGTGCTGCATCCTTTCTGGCGTGGCTTGTAAACGAGCAGCCTGCAGGGCTGGTCATTGTCCAGACACCACTGTGCCACCTCAAACATGCGCTTTTGCAGCCAGTTGGCATACAGCGCCTCACCGTCTTGCGAATGCGTCCCACGCTCCAGCCCCTCCTTATCAATGATGTGGCCGTGCATCTCCAGCCACGCTCCGGGCCTGCGTCGAATGACATACTGATCGAGCACATCGTGCTCATTCATCCGTGGCTTGGTCATAGCTTGGGAGGTGTCACGATTTTAGGTGCGTTGCGTTTGATCTCCGCCGCCGCTTTGGCCTCCTTCATCATCTCTTCGATGGCCTCCAGATACGCGGGTGACTTGATCATCTTCTCGCGCATCTCCTCCAGCGTCAGCACGGGCCGTTCGTCTATTTTCTTGGCTTTCTCCAGCGGGCGTCCCTGATGGTACTCCACCAGGCTGCGCAGCGCCTGAAACTGCACCGTGAAAGCCGGTTTCTCACCCACCTCATTCCCCTCACGGTCATACACCGTCTCACTGGCCCAAAGCAGCCGCTCATACTCGTGCATAAGCCGCTGCACCGGAAACACGGCCACCATCGCTTGGTCAAAATCTGCCCCTTCGGGCACCTCCGTGTATTTTCGGGGCGGCGCATCCTCGCGCGCGCTCGCGTCTGTACGCGTACCCGAGGATTCCTTGGCTTTGGAGGACTTCTTTACCGTGGGTGTGGGCAGCCAGTGCCACTCATCCACACCGCCATGCAGCTTCTTAAGCTGGCGCATGCCCTCCAGACGTCCTGCATTGACGGCCACCCACTTGCGCGAAGGGAAATGCACCAAAAACCACTGGCATTCAGCCAGCAGTTTTTCAGGCGGAGTTTGCACCAAATCAGGCAGACCCTTGTAGGCGTCATACAGGCGCACCTCGCCGCCACCGAGACAATCGGGCAGCTTTCGCGTGCTCTCAGCCTGGGGGGGCTTGGGCACCTCCTCCTTTTTTTTCGCCATGATCGGGCTGAGTAGGCATACCACGCGGAAAACTCAAGCAGGCACCACAAAGCCCCTTGAATTAGCGGAGATGGTATGCCTACGGCACCGCTTATGTCGTCTGTCTCCCATGCTCAGCAGGCGCAGTCCTTCGCTGCCAAGTTGCCCCCGTTGCCACCCGAAGCGGCAGACGCTCCGCGTGTATTGATCCCTTCGGCTCTAAAACTCACTCGTGAGCAGGAAGACAACATGCTGGCGCATGCCACCCGCCGCAGGACTGAACTCATCAGTGAACTCGGCCTGCGCGACTTCGACAGCCCCAACTGGCACCAGACCGCGCTGGATGAGCATGGCCGCTTTCAGCGACGGTACCTCGACACGTGTCACATGGCGCTCATGGCCTACGAGATGAACTACGACTGGCGGCCTGCGGTGCTGGGTGGGATTTTCACCGACAGCAACCTCCACATCCCCATCACGCGCCGCATCCTTCAGCAGATCATTGCGCGCATGGTGAACTACTACGTGGGCAGCAGCCCGTATTATTCCGTCGATCCTGCCGGGGTGGAAGACACCGAGTTGGCGACCAAAATCAGCGAATGGCTCAAATACGAGCTCGACACCAAAAACGACACCATCTCGCGCATATCGCAGGGGATCGAACGGGCGCTCATCTGTGGTGTGGCTGATTTCGCCCTCAGCTACACCTCGCGTGTCAGCTACTACCAGACCAGCAAGGAGGTTCTCGTGGATGCCGCAGGCCAGGCCATCCCCGGAGCTGACGCAGATTACATCATCAAAGGCCAGGATGAATGGGTGCCTCAACAAGTGCCCGTGATCGACCCCAGCACCCAGCAGGCGGCGGTCGATCCTTTCACCAACCAGCCCCTGATGCAGGACGGCAGCACGATGGTGTTAAAGCGGGATGGCGTCACCCCCATGCCCGAAAGCGGTGAGGTGTACGCCGAGCAGGTCATCTGGCGCAAATCCACCGTGGCTGAAGGCCCGCAGGCAGATTTGCTCATGCCGTATGACTTCCTCTGTCCCTTGAACGCCAAAAGCATTGATGAAGCCGACTTCTGCTGCCTGAATTATGACGAGCCTCTCATCCAGTTGATCCACCGCATTCAGATGTTCCACGGCATTCCCGCCCAGCAGATGGTGGACTACCTCTCTCGTTTGACGGAACGCCTGACACCTCATGGCACCACGGTGCCGGGGGCCGCTCAAAACAAGGCACAGTCCGCTTCCAATGAGCCGAACGACGGCCTCGGCTCAGACCGCAGCGAGCCACACATCAACTGGGTGCGCTGCTGCATGTTCTACGATGCCACAGGTGAAGGCATTTTGTCGGACATCCTGCTCATCATGACCGCAGACGGCACCACACCGCTGTTCTATGACTACGTGCAGAACTGCACCCCGGACCATCGTCGCCCCTTCCGCCGCCTCACCGTGAACAAAAAGGCCGGACGCTGCACCGGCCAGGGCATCGTTGAGATTTTTGAGCACCTCCAGACGGATGCGGATCTCATCTTCAACCGCTGGAATTTCAGCCTGTCCCGCGCCGGCATCGTGGTGGCGTATTCTCCGGAAAATACCGTGGAGGGGGACTCCAACCCAGACCTGCAAATCAACGGCGGTGAAACACTTCACCCCAAGCCGGGTAAAAAGCTCGACGACATCATCGAGACCAAAGCCATCGTTGATGTCAAATCGATGCCCCTGCGCGAAATGCTGGAGTTCATTCTCCAGCTTGCCATGAACATGAGCGGCGTGGCAAACGTGAATGACGGCCAGACCGCAGGCCTGGACACCACCAAGCTGGCCACCGGCGTGCGCAATCTCGAAAAATCAGGACAGGAGTTGACCGATAAAAACGTCGCCGACCTGCGCCCGGGCGTGACCGACCTTCTCAAAGGGCTCATGGATCTCTCCTGCGCCAACATCACCCAGGAAAAGTCTTTCCGTTTTTTCAACGGCAGCGCCGGCGTCCTCGCCAAGATCAAACCCGAAGAGGTGAAAAACCTCGACTTCGACGTGGACCTTGAACTGACAAAGTACCATGGCGAGCAGGAAGTGGCTCAAGGCACCAACGCCATGGCCGTGGGTGTGCAGTATTACCAGCTCCCCCCGGAGGCGCAGCAGCAGATGGAGCCCATCTTCCAGCGGCTGCTCAAAGCCTATGGCGTGCGCAATCCCCCAGGAGCCCTTGCCTTGCCTCCTCCACTGCCGGGCCAGCCTTCCGCCATGCCCATGGCAGATCCCGCTGCTCAGCCCGCCCAGCCAGTCATTTGATGCCTTATGCCCCCCCCTCCCCCTCCCGCACCCACTGCTGAAACACAGCAGAAGGATGCCCGCGCACGGCAGGTGACGGCCTACGTGGAAAGTCTCAAAAAGTGTCCGGGGTGGACTGATTGGTTGAAGCCAAAGGTGTTTGCCGCCTACACCAAAGCGGAAACCAATATCTTGGCCGCCGCCGCCAAAGGAGAGGCTGGAGCCCCCGCAGACCTCCTGTTTTATCATACCTTCCACGAATTGATGTCTGCCCTGCGCCAAGAACTGTCTCTCGCTGAAAAACGAATCGGCAAAACTCCCACCTTCGAATAGCCATGGCCACCCCATCCCCGTACAATTTCGATCAACGCAAACCCAAGATTCCCAGCCTGAAATTCGCTTCAGCGGAGGATTACGCGAAACACCATGCTGCCTTAAAGTCCGGACAACTCGGCCACAATGGCACCTACATTACCGGCGCTAACCGAGGTAAAACACCCGATCAGGCCTACGCGTATGAATTGGAGCAAGGGGCCGCCGAAGGATACCCCTTGCGCAACCCCGAAAACGCGGCTCGCCGCTCTCTCGGATTACCAGGCCGCGACGCTGGCATTGATGAGGGAATGACTCGTACCGCCAGCAACACCAACACGGGAATGTCTGGCGCGGCCCCTACG